GCCCTTCTGCCTAAGTACTGGTGGATTTCCCCTTTCTCACCATGAACATAACAGTATCCCTAGAAACGGCAAAGAGGCTCCGTGCGGCGGGGTGGGAGCAGGAGGACTCTTCTTTTTATTGGGGCAGGTTTGATCCTCCTAAACGCAGGCACTTGGAAGATGGAACGATTGTGGATATTCCTAAAGAAGAAGCAGAGGCTATGTCTTATAGTTGGTATTACTACAACGAAGAGAATATGCCATACGCAGATGAGGACCATAATAGTTGGGCAGCCCCAACCGCAGAGGAGATACTGAGGGAGTTGCCTAATGTAATTATCCATACCCCTGAAGGGAAAAAGCATAGTAACAGCTACAGATTCCAATGTGCTATGACTGGTAAAACTGAAAGTGGTATGCAGCAATTCTGGTGTGCATATTCCGCAGCAATAGGAAGCTATGACCACGTTCTGATAAAGATGGACACCCTAGCCAACGCAGCAGCAGAGATGTGGATTTACCTTTCCGAGAACGGATTACTAAGCGAACCCCTTAGCGAATAGGATATGAGCGAACCCCAAGACAAGCGAGAGGCAGAGATAGAGGAGGTGAAGGAGTGGGTCGCCATGATAGGAGCTTGCAAAGAGCTGATACAATACAAGAGCATAGGCGCAAGAGCGCAGAAGATCCGAGAGCTGCTAGAACAATTACTTCCTTCACTTACAACCAATGACCAACATTAGATCCGCCCCTTGGCGGAGACAACACGCGCCCACGAATCAAGCTGAAAAAGCAGAGAAGGCTGAGCAGTACCGCACAGGAGAGACCGTAGGAAAGATTGAGAACGAGGACTTCTACGGTATGAATCAGCTACCAATTCTATTAGTTGACCGCAAAGATTACCGATGAAGCACTACTACATACCACTACTAACCGTATTCCTTTGGATGCAATATGTGAACCCGCACTACGGGTATCGCAACCCAACAGCACGTTACACGGGAGCGTTCCAGAATCAGTACGACTACCTTGAACACAGGGTTTACAGGCAGAACCGATACCAATGGTCTCCGCCTACGCACACAAGGCTTCCCGACCTCGTTGAGGTATCGCAGAACTGCCATGTGACGAAGCGTTCCGAGAGAACATTACGCAAAGGGCTCACTGCAAGATTTGCTACAGTGTGCAGCCCACGATACCAGTTTAGGTATCCTAAAAATGATTACCTATATTACAGCGATCCAAGCTATCTTTCGTCGCCTATTTACAGGTAAGCTCCTTCACATCACAGTGGAGGGTAGTGAGGGGGGCCGACACCTTGGAAAGGGTTGTGAATCATTCGCGTGATCTTCACGTCGGTCTCCCTCTCTGCTCTCTAACAAAAGTCTGCTCGTTGGGCGGCTTGGTGTTTCTAAGCTAACCCCTGAGCGATGCGACGGGCAAGCGTACATTGAAGCCCTCAGCTGGCAGACCTGAAAACCCTTTTATCCCTTTCCTTTTTTATTATGGATTACCCCGAATTTCCCGATTACCCGCCGTACAAACGGCAACGTAAACCTATACCTCCTAAACAATCCCCTTCCCCCAAGATAAACATGAAAACACTAACCGCAAACTTTGGAATCGCTCTTGTGCTTGTCCTCATGGCAGCCTCATTTGGTATCATGATTATGAGTTCAGAGAGCTACGCAGCAGAACCAACTACAAGCCAGACCCTACAGGGCAAGCAAGAAGAACTCGGTAGAGTACGAGCCCGCCAGATTCAGATTGACGACGAGATAGACCTTCTCTCAATGGAAGCCGAAGAGGTCGATGCTAAGATCAGAAGGCTTCGCAGAGAGATCGCGATTATGAACAGAGACCTTGGGATTACCACAGAATCAATCCCTTTAACACAAGGAGGCTCGACAGACTACGAGAGCAGCGTGCCATCCAACTAGGTGCAGTCCCTTGTAAGGACGACCACCTTACCGAGGATCGCCTAGATTTGCTCTCACGGACATTCCGTTACCATGCTGAATACAAGGCACGCTTGCTGAACAAGTGGGCTTGCCAGTGGAACAGGTCAGATGCTCATAGAGATCTGGCTGTACCGCTGTTCGCTATGTTAATGGTTGAAAATACAGCTTTAGACCCTAAAGTAACAGGCGACTACGGTTACGCGATTGGAATTTCCCAAAACCATATCTGCCACCGAACAACATTCGGTAGGACATGGTGCAACCGTAAGACCTTATTCATGAAGGAGCACGCTTGGTTCCTCAATGACGTACAGGCACAGTTCAATCACTTCTCCGACAAGGTACGATACCTCGTTGAAGAGAATCACTTCAATGCCGACCAGATCATCTGGTCATGGAACCCGCGAGAGGTAGGACGTAGAGCCAAAGTTAAACGGTTCGAGGAATACGTCTCGCTTTCTATCCGATAATCCACTACCCTATACCTATATGGAAGAATACCGCACCTCAGATATGGGAACCGCAGCAGCTCTGCTTCTCAAGAGATATAATTACATAGGAATTGATAAGTCCAACCCCAGAGCAGAGTTCATTTTTGAAAAGAGTCCTGAGCTTGAGGATACAGTAGTCCAATATGTCAGTGACCAACTTTTACTTCCCGCCAATTCTTTTTACCTCTCAATAAGGAGGATGAAGGGATTGCTATATGATTCCCCCAGCACATCATGAGAATCAAATCACTACACATCGCGCTGTTGGTTGCTCTCACGTTTCTCCTTGCTCCACCCCGCGCTTCCGCGCTTGGAGTTAAAGCCCCTCCTTGTCCAGACGGGGAACTCTTTAGGCGAGTTGGTACAATCGTTTGTATCAACAGAACCCCTACACGAGATGGGAAAGCCGTCGTCCCGAGACGATCAGAGCGCAACAGGTTCAACCAAGACCAAGAGCGTAATTACACCAAGGTTCGAAATATTATTGCTAAACCAAAGCCCTTCGCTCGCAGAGTGACGGACAAAAGAACCTCCCGCGCACGTCGCGCAGCTGCGTTCGCTAACTACCGAAGCAATAGTAACGTAGACTTCACAGCAAGAAGCAGAGCGTTACAGAAAACCTATCACGAATCAAGACGCCGATAGTACGGCACAAGCACGGGAGACCCCCTTTGTGGGAAGGGGGTTTTTTTGTATAGTAAAAATGCAATTGCAGGTTGCCCGACAGGTGCGGGTCGTAAGGACTAGCTGAGCACCTAGCTAGTACACCTGCTTTTGTTATGGTATGATAATCGTATGGCTAACGTAATTACCAAGCACAAGGATCTCTCCGAGCAGTACGTTGAACCAGAGATTAGGAGATTCAAACAGGCAGCCACAAATCTTTATCTCTACGGCATGGAAAAGCGTGACCTCACGAAGCACATCCGCCTTGCCATTAAAGAGATAGAGAAAGCGGGTATCCCTGTAGCGTCTCCTCGAAAGAGAAGGAGATAGCTTGACTAAGGCAAGTGTGTAGTGTAAGGTATCTAACGATGCCACGACAAATTAAACCCCCAAAGATATTGGTTCCAGATAAATTGGTAACTCCTGTTTTGTTTGCAAAGATCATGAACATTTCAAGGCAGACTGTTTACCAAAGAATAGATAGAGGAACACTACCTGTATTCAATCGACCGAAAGATGCGAAGTATATCGCACTACATCATTCCGAAATCCCCAAGAAATATTTAGATGAAGCACTTGACATTGGCAAGTAGGGAGACTAAGCTACTGCCGATGAAAGAGTTTCACCCAAGGATTCCACCGCAAGCAATCCGCAAGGCAGTGTTCGATGCGAACGTGCGAGCCTTGAGGGAGATCCAAAGACGGAGGAGACAGAAGAACTACCGAGCTATGCACCCCGACACCGTTAGGCACTTTACCCCCAAGTCAGATGAGCGACACACTTAGATCACTATTCGAAGGCTCAAGTAGAAACTCAGCTGTTCCTACCCCACCACTTATAACAACCCCCAAAGTAGGAGTTGTACCTTCAACGAAGCAAGTAGCCAAGCCAAAGGTACGCAAGCAGAGAAAGAAAACTAACAAGGAGTGGGAAGAGTTTGCTGAAATGCTCTGCGCCCGATGCCTTGTAGCAGGAGGAAGAATAACGGAGAGGCAGATTAAAACCATGAGCGTGAAAGAATTATTCGACACGCTATTGCCAAATGGTATTCTACTTACTTCCACCAACAGAGAATGATTCAGCACATAGGATTCAGTCTCGCGGTTTTCCTTTTTGCCCTTTTTGTGTGGGCATTTCTGGTCTCGTTGGGCAATCCTAAGAAGGGGGAAGGGGGTGAAATAGTTCTCTTCCTGTCTGCATTATCAGCCTTAATTTATTTCTTGATCCAATTCCCAACAGCAGTATGACTAAAGACCTAGCAGAGAAGGGCGAAGATCGCTTTGCCCAATTCGAATCACCCGCCCATGAGGGCTCCAACTTTGAATCCCGAAGAGAGATCCGCTTATGTGGACCTTCGTCTTCCGCAGGGGAAATCGAAGAAGGACATTACTACATCGTTGACTTCAACAAAGGAGACGACGTTGAATACACAGACCTCGGTGAAGAGATCGAGGTGTACATTCTCCGAGACTGTATGAGGCTACGGAAATGGAACGACGAAGAGAAGAGGAACGACTACGACTCAACAGAGTTCCGATCGTTCAAGGACATCGTTGTGTTGTACGACAACACGACAGAGAAAACGTCAATCCGCTCCGCTCTACCGTACACGCACAACAACGACGAAGCACCGAAGCTTAAGGAAGTTAAGGAGGAGCTCGGACTGCGTGTCAGATACTTCGCTTACGTCTTATACCAAGACGAGGTTTTCCGTATGAGTTTCGCAGCCACCGACAACGCGGGTGCAGACTCAGATGAGAAGCCTATGGGATTTGATAGCCCCGCAGCGGACAGCTTCATGGGTCTTAAGAAGGAGGCGAACACCTACCTGAAAGACCGCCTCTTTATGTTTAAGGTGAAGCTCGGTTCGATGCAGCTACAGACAGGCGAGACCAAGGACAAGAAGCCTATCTACAGTAAGAAGATGCGACCTAAGACCTTCACCCTCGACAAGCAGATCGAGTCAAAGTGGGAAGAGACAGTCGTGTACGATCAACTCGTTAAGCTGTACAAAGAGCTCGCAGACCAGATGTGGAATAAGTACACTGGTATCAGAGAGGAGGAGCAGGTACGAGAGCTTGACGAATGGTCGAAGAAGGTTCTTGAGAACATCGACGGCACTGGACCAGACCTCACAGCCCTATCAGAAAGCGGATCTGTTATGGAGGAGCCAGACGTAAAGGATGCGGAGGTTGTTGATGTTGCCGAACAAGCTAAGACCGAGTTTCCACCTTCCGAAGAAGTAATCGCTAAGCAGAAGCAGAAGGTAAAAGATATGTCCACTTCCACTGAATAATTATGACTAAATGCAACCACAACCCAATGAACCTGAACGGCGACCCCATCATGGAGTTCAGCAACGAAGGCAACGCAGACAATGATCTACCTGATTCATTTAAAATAGACATCTGTACGAAGTGTAAACTTTTATACGCTTACGATCCTACAGAAATAGAATAATGGCTAAAAAACGCAACGTCTACAAAGTAAACGATACTCGGGTTGCAGGGGTTACCACTCACACTGGTATCCTCGACAAGCCCGCGCTCGTACCTTGGGCAGCCAAAATGACCACCGAATACCTCAAGACGAGGTGGGAGGCTGGTAAGCCCTACAAGGAGGAGGAGATCGAGCTCTTGCTACAGGACGCTAAGAACGCGCACCGTATCAGGAAAGAGAAAGCGGGAGACATAGGGAGCAACGTGCATGAGCTCATTGAGTCTTGGACGGTTGGTCAGCTAACCCCTGAGCAAGTCAAAGACCCTGATGAAAGGATGGCTCTTGAGAACTACATCATCGTTACCGAGGGGTGGGAGTGGCATGGCGCGGAAATCATTGTGCTAAACAAAGAGCTAATGTACGGTGGAACCGCAGATGGAATTGCTACTCTACCTTCGGGGATGGTTGTACTTGCGGATACAAAGACCTCTTCGGGGGTTTATCCAGAGTTTGACCTCCAACTTGCGATGTATGCTATGGCTGAGCCAGTCGACGAAGCGTTACGAGAAGTGTGGCTCAAGATCGAAGAGGCGAGGATTCTGCACTTCAACAAAGAAAGACTAACGTGGGAGGTATTGGAGAGGGACATTCAATCTCAAAAGGAGTACATCCCCGCCTTGTGCAAGATGTACCAGTGGAAGAAGAAATATTCCTCAGCTTGGTAGTATGAAACCCTCAGAGTGGATAAAGAAGCGGGCTATGGAGATTATGGAGACTGATAGTAGTTCTCTACAGTTTGCTCGTATATTGGCTATAGAGGAGTATCTGGATGAACAACCTTCCGAATGTAATGGCTTTGATATTTCTGTAGAATACTAACTTATTCAACCATGAAAATCCGCCCCCCTGATTTCCTTCGGCCTGAGATGGCCCAGCTCAATGCTAGGATCAACTACAATACGAAAACCGGAGCTTCTGACGTTCTTACAGAAGGAGAAATCCTCCTGAAGCCCATCTACTCTCGTAAAGGGTTCGGCGGGTATGCCGACGATTATGTTATTGGGTGTAAGAAAACCAAAACCCCCTACTACGTCTACTTCAAACGGACTGGAGGGGAACTTGGCAATAGGGACTTTCCTTCCACCCTCATCCTTAAAGATAGCGGGGAGATGTGGCTCATTCCCGAGGAAGGCGATACCGCTTACTACGGATTCGCTAAACTTTCTGGAAAGTTCAAGAAGGCGAAGTAAATAATCCTTTTCAAATACCATATCAGAGTCGATCTGCAGCATGTAGTCGTAGCTTTTGGCGTGCTTCACTATGATGTTACGGTTCTTGGCTACATCAGCCCCTTCTACACATATCGTATCAACCTTGCCTATCTTCTCATGCTGGCAGCTGTACCTGATGAGGGACACCATCGACTTATGGAATCCGAAAGGAACCGAGAAGCTGTTACCGAAAGGAGTCCCGATGAGGACAGATGGTTTACTTATGTTATGATGATACCATGACTGACGAAAAAGGCACGGAAGATGATGCGGTGGAGTTGATAATGAACCCGTATTGGAGGCTTACAAACCTCTACTGGATAAGAACCAAGATGGCGGGTCACGAAGGAAAGACGGTCGTATTCACTCCCAACAGGGTTCAGAAGAAGATCTATCAAGCCATCGAGGATGGTTGGAACCGTGTCATTATCTTGAAGCCTCGTAAGCTCGGTATCACGACGGCTGTTTCGTTGTACCTACTCGACAAGGCGATGTACAGCCCGAACCAATTGTGTCGTACTATTGCTCACCGTAAACAGACTGTTACAGAACTATTTAACGATATTGCAAGGTTCGCGTTCGATCGTATCCCAAAGGAGCTACGACCCGAGGAGAAGTACACCACCCGAGCTGAGCTTGAGTTCAAAGGAACAGGATCAAAGTACTCCATTGACGTAGAAGCCCGAGGAATGACGCCAACATTCTTGCACTTTTCGGAGATCGCTTATGTAGACGACGAAGGAAAGCTTGAGGATACTTTAGAGTCTTTACCACGCACAGCGGTGGGTATCGCTGAGTCGACGGCAAACGGGAAGGGGAACTGGTTCGAGAGGACATTTATGGATAACTGGCAAGCAATGCAGGATGGGCATAGGCCTGAATGGTACCCGATGTTCTTCGCTTGGTTCGAGGACCCCAACAACGCAATGCCGTTTCCAACAGACACAGAGTTCTTTTATCCTGATGATGTAGAGAAGCAGAGATCCTCGTACAAGAACCCTGACGATTCTGAGCTAACCGATGAGCAGCTTCTTTGGTGGGACAGAAAGAAATTCCAATTAGGAGACCGTCTGCCAGAGCTGTATCCGTCAACCCCCGAGGAAGCCTTCATCTTCTCCACAGGGCGAGTATATCCAGAGTTCATTGAAGGACTCCACGTTATATCACCAAGACAGTACGATAACTTCTTTGTCGCGATGGACTATGGGCAAACAAACCCCACCGTCTTCTTGCTGATCCATCAAGACAACGATGGGAACTTCATTGTATTCGACGAGTTCTACGAAAGCGAGTGTGCAATAGAGGACTCAACACACTGGCTAAAGAAGAAGGGTATCAGGAAGGTGCACTACCCTGACCCCTCTATCTTCTACAAGACACAGGTGAAGGCGAAGATCAAAGGCGGAGAGATGGGAGATCATCGCTACGCTATCTCCGATGAGTTCCAGCGTCACGGTATCACGTTGCTTCGGGGGGCACAGAATGACATCCCCGCAGGGCTCGTTCGTGTAAAGGAATATTTACGCTTCGATCCAGATAGACCACACCCATTCAACAGAGATCAGTTCGGAGATCCAAAGAAAGGATCACCACGACTGTTCATTACCGAGAACTGCGAGAAGACTATAGGGGAGATGTATCTGTACCGATGGCCGAAAGACCCATCGGGTGCTTTGAACAAGGAGAAGTATGAGGTTCCAGTGAAGGAACACGACCACGCTCTTGACTGCATTAGATACTGCCTACTTTCTCGCGGGAAGCCTCTCGGGGGGAGGGAGGATGAACCGACCCCTCGTACCCCGAAATGGTTCCTTTGGAATCGCCAGAGGAAGGGGCGTCAGAAGGCAGTCGTATCATATTAGCCTCGGTGAGAACTTTGAGTGTGTGTTTGTGCATGTTGCTTAACATCTGCCGTTTGTCCATCTCCTCTTCGGGAAAGAACAACACCGATGCGGGCAGGTCAAGTGCGTACCCAATGGATCTCATGGTATTGCGCTTCGCGTTGTACCCTGCATCCTTTTCTATTTTGTAAACCACCCTTGTTGTAATACCAGCCATATCAGCCAGTTCTTTCATCGTTAAACCTCTCTGCAGCCGATAGACTCTGACAAGGTGCATAGACATATGGTACTACAATTCTTATAAATAACTCAAGCAAGGCTCTACCATGAGGTCAATGGACACACTATCCGCAGTAATCATCGGTGCTGGTATCGCCATTGGGCTCGGACTGCAGGGGTATTTTATGTATAAAACGGTTCTGTCAATGTCTGTATTAAAGACAGCCCCGAACGTAGAGTCCGCAGTGAGGATGGCAAAGAACCTTAGACTTACTAAGGAGGACAAGGCACAGGTGAAGAAGAGCCTCAAGATGTACACAGCTGATACGATGCCAGAGAAATCGTTATCCGACTTCCGTGACAAACTCTAATGGCTGATAGAAATGATAAAGATGTAATTGGCAAATTGAACGACCGCATAGCATCGTCGAAAGATGAGCGAACCCGTTGGGAAGCTCAAGTAGCGACTTGTATGGCATTTCAGGAAGGCAATCACCGTGTCTGGTGGGACGACCAAGGCACGCAGCACTTTAAGGAGATTGAAGACCATGAAATATGGAGGACCATCAACCTTGTACCACGGGCGTTGTCCGTGATTGTCACGAGGGTCACGGCTAATGACCCTCGTTGGCATCCTCGGAAGTCAGGACTTGAGAACGTATCCCGTGATGAGATAGATGCAGCAAACGCTATCCTTCAAGATGTGTGGGACGGTGAGGAGTTAGGAGACCTTTCCATGAAGAGGGAGTTGAAACTTCTTCTTCGAAACTCATTCCTCCAAGGAGGGGGATTGGCGTACATCTACTTTAATGAGGATACTGGTATGCCAGCAGTCCAACAGTTTGAACTGTGGGATGTTTATAGCGACCCATCCGCACAAGATCTTAAGGATAAACGATGGTTGGCTATAGCTCTCCCGAAAGGACTAGATGCAATTAAGGAGAACGAGAACTACAACAAAAAAGTTAGAGACGACTTGGTTTTGGATCAGAAGCTCGCAGAGAGTGGCATTAAAGAAGGGCATATTCAGCGAACCACTGGGTCAAGAGATCATGGAGTTGATACCACACTGGCATACATGCTCTTTGAGGTAGACGACGGCAAGATTGTCCACAGGGTTGTGGTGAACAGTGGAGCCGAAGGTGAGGACGGAGAGATTGGAGTACTGTTTAAGAACACAATGGAGCATCCAGATGATGATGGGAAGATGAGCCTTTCAACCGTCTTCGAAATCTTCCACCCTGTAATGAGAGGACGGTTCTACGAGAGGCCAGAGGTGATGGACTGGATTGATCCACAGAAGTCTATCAATAAGATCCACAGTAATATCGAGAACTACATTGATATGTTCTTGCAAGGAAGATGGCTACGGACTGACGAAAACACGGAGATCCCCCGAGCAGGTGTACAAGGACAGATCATTGATGCAGCTCCGGGTGAACTTCAAAACATTGAGCTGCAGCCACTACCGGGAACCACATTCGAATACCTCACCCAGAATCACATCCAGTTCGAGCAGATCGCAGGTGTTCATAGCGAATCCCTTGGTAGGCAGTCAGGGACAGCAGAATCAGGTGTGGCTCTTGCACAGCTACAGGCTATGGATGAGCAGAATAGCTCTGATGCTGTAGACAACTTCAAGCAGTTCATGTCTCGACTGGGGCTAAAGATTCTATTCCAAGCGGCTATGAACTGGGACGAAACAAAGACACTTTACAGGTTCGACTCTAAGACAGGCGAAGAAACTCCAATCAGTGTTGTCGGGGGAAACTTCACGGCTGAGAGATCGGGGAGTCTCCCCGAGAGCACTGTGGCAATACGACCATTTAAGAAGCTAGACGTGGAAATTATTATTGGTGAGTTCTTTTCTAAGGCACAGAAGAACGAAAGGATTCTATCCATTGTTCAGTCAGGGTATCAGTTTGGTAAAGATCCAATCATGGATAAGGTGATGTTAGATGGACTTGACATCGGTATTGGTCGTGAGATTGTGGACGAACTTAAGGATAGCGTTAACCCCGAGCTGATGATCGCCAAGGGTAAAGCCTTGAAGATTTCAGGAGGTGAACGCGTAGAGGTAACGCTCAACGATCCTCACCAGTTCCTACAAAACTACTACGCTGAGGAGGCTGAGGTTAAGCTCCAAGAGGGGGATCAAAATGCAGCTACGCTTCTCAATGCGCAAGCCCAAAGACACGGGCAACACATACAGCAAGGAGTGGGGGGAGTTGGCAGCCCACAGGCACCGGGACAGGGGGAGACGTCGTAAAGTACCTATTCCATTGACAGATAGAGATTTATTGTAATGGCACATTGTTCTTTTGTTGCACCGGCGCCACCGAAGAATTTCTCTCTATTTACGCTCCACGAGGATCGCGCCCTCATTAAACAATCGTGAGCACTTCCCCCATATTACTATGGCTGATGAAGATACTGCGATAACCGAGGAATCTCAGGACTCAGGAGACACCGCAGACTCCGACACAACTGAGACGGAAGAAACCACTGAACCCACGCCAGAGGAAGGCGATACTTCCCTTAGTGATGGAACCGAAGAAACCGAGGCTGAATCCGAAGAGGAGGAAGCCGACCCTATGATTCCCAAGCACAGACTCGACGAGGAAATCTCGAAGAAGAAGAAGCTTGAGATTGATAAGGCTGATCTTCAAGAGCAGTTAAATGTTCTTACCCAAATCCAGACCTCTAAGCAGAATGACGAAAGCCAGTCTAAGAAAGGCGAGGTTGTCAAAAACCTCAAAGACCAAGGTTACGACCAAAGTCAAATAGACGCTATCGTTGCTATCGCCCAAGAGTACGGAGGCGGAGCTGACGTTGCTAAGCAAGTCGAAGATCTTAAGACGGAGTTAGCCCAAGAGAAAGACCGAAGCGAGCTTGATAAGACCGTTGAAGTTTACTCAGGGCAAGGCATCGAGATCAGTAAGGATGATATTGTCGCTCAGATGAAAGAGTGGCAAAAAGATCCTGACCCTCGTGTGCAACTCCAAGCTGACCTTCCATACTCCACCATCGTTAAACTGATGAGGGGTACGGAGATCAACGAGAAGGAAGTTAACGCCTCTCTCTCGAAGAAAAAAAAGACATCAACGAAAGTTGATGGAGGCAAGACGTCAGGGCCAAAAACCCCTTCTGAAAAGAAGTTTGACTTCCAGCCGGGCAACCCTGTTGCTTATTCGGAGGCGTTAGAAAACGAGGTGCTCCGTCGCATGACGGCTACAGAATAATGCTTTTCTTACTTCTTACACTAGATTCTTATGAGTACCGTTAAAATCTCCGATAGAGCGGGTAAAACCATAACAGAGTTCCTGTTGCCAAATCTGCAGGATAACTTCTGGCGGGTCTCCAAGCATCCAATGCTTAAAGCTATTGGATTCGAGCGAGATGAATCCCCTTCTAAAGGATCAGGTACACCGTTACGCCCTCGCGTAACCGTACCAAAAACTCAGATGGGTCGACGATTTGAAGTTGAGCACCTACATACTGCCTTTGGTGGTGGTGTCCATGCAGCAGCAGAAGACACTTCACTTCGCACTGGTAAATTCCAATCCGATCGTTCCTTCGCCGACGCTAAGTTCGTGCAAGGTTCCTTCGAGGTTACTCGCCAAGCTATTGCAGCTACACGCGACAAGGAATATGCCCTTGTTAAGGAAATCACGCAGAACGCAGAAGGTGCAGTGCACTCTATGCACTGGAACCTCAACCGTATGATCGTTGGACGTGGTAGTGGAACACTTGCAACCGTAAATGGTACAGTGTCCGCAGCCACAACCATCACACTCGATAACGGTGGTACATCAGAGACTCCCCCAACTCAACACTTGAACGAAGGGGATGTTCTTCTTATTGGTACTACAGCTGAAATCGAGGCTGGTACTGCAGAGACAGTTACCGTATCTACAATCACTAGCGACACAGTATTCGAGTCAACGACTAACGAAACACTTGTCAATAACGATGTGGTTGTTAGAGCTGACGCTTACGACGTAAGCGGAACAGCATATACAGAGGTTACTGGATTCGCAAACCTCATCACTAATACTGGAACAGTCCAGAATATCAACAAAGCCAACGACTCATGGTTCCAATCTCATTTGGACTCATCAGTTGGTACTCTTGCCCTAACGGACATAGACGCGATGTTGATGAAAACTACTCGCCACGCCAAGGACCCCGGAGCTATCTTTATGCTCTGTAACTCAACGCAGTGGAGGCGTATCGCATCTCTAATGACTGTGACTCGCAACTACGAAGTTGAAACTTGGAAAGGCAACCTTGTTGGAGGTCAGACTGGCCTTGTCTACAAGGGTCCTGATGGAACACATGCTATCTTCAAAGACGACATGGTTCCTGATGGTGTAATTTGGATGGTTGATCCAAACTCATTCTACTGGGGTGAGATGGCACCATTCTCCTTCTCCGAAGATGCTCTTAGCATGGACGGAGTACCCGGACAACGTAAGCCCGGCACACTCAACTACGAGTTTGCCTTCTTCATGTTCGGTAACTTGGCTCAGACCAACGCGCGTGCATCTGCACAGCTCGGAGGTATCACTGGACCAGCAGTTTAGTAACCCCACCCCTCTTCCTATATGAGTACAGACCCCCGCCATAACGATCCAGCCTTCCGAGGCTTCAACAGTAATACCATTGATCGGGTCCTCAAGACCGAAGATCAAATGGCAGCTACAGAACGCCGACAGGAAGCTCAGAAATCTCATGACCTTGGAAACAAGATCGAAGATGCTGCACGCCACCTGCACGACGGCATGGATAAGTCTGAACGGAGTCAGTTACGCGAGGAACTTAACCACTTCGCAATTCATGGAAAGTAGATTTTATTTTTCTATTACCCCCTAATTATCATGGCTCAAGAGCTATACCTCGGGCGTAAAGTGGACTGGGATGATACCAGTAATGCAGCTATATACCTCGATCTTGAGGATGCTGCGGCACAAGGTATCCGTATTCAAGAATACGTCTCCGGACAAACTGCGCCTTCAATTGAAATCGAGAACAACGCTGGAACCACTGTGTTCCAAGTTCTCGCGTCTGCAACAACTGCAAACGCATTCGTTCATACAGTAGCAACAACCACTGGTAACGGTGTTATTGTTACAGCCGACGACCTTACGACAGGTTCAGGCCTTAGTGTGAACTCCTCTGCTACAGCTATCACTGGAGCAGGTCGTATGCTCGAAGTCTTCCATACAGGGGCTTCCAGCACATCAGGAACTCTTGTAGAGTTCTCTTCAGCGGCAGCAGATGAAACTATCATCTTTGCCGTGACTGCGTCTGCAGCGCTTGCTGCAGGTAAAGCCGTCCATATCAATACTAACTCTATGACTACTGGTACAGCCCTAGACATTGATCTAGCAGCGCTTACCACTGGTATCGGTATTGATATCTCATCTTGCCCTGTGGTAAAGATGGGTATTAACTTCACTGACGGTACTGCTTCCACAATCGACCCTTCTGCTACGGCAGAAACAGGTTGGATTAACGTAGGAGTCGCTGGCACTGTAAGGTATATCCCGTACTATGCCGCT